CCCAACGACTACCCGAGTGTCGAGGAAGTTGCGTCCAAGTTCGCTTTCCGCATGGTGTTCTCACCTGTGCCTGAAGGCGGGGATTTCCGCGTGGACCTACCCGCGCAGGATATTCAGGAGATGCGCGAGCAATACGACGCCGCCTTCAACGACCGACTGGCCGAGGCCATGCGCGAGCCATGGGATCGCCTCCACAAGATGCTGACCGCCATGACGGACAAGCTGAACCAACCCGACGACCCCGACGCCAAGAAGCGGTGGCATGACACCTTCGTCACCAACGCGCAGGACATGACCGAGATGCTCAAGCACCTCAACGTCACCAAGGACCCTGAACTTGAACGCGCCCGCCGCGCCCTGTCCGACGCTATCTACGGCATCGACATTGAGGACGTGAAGGGTAGCCCGGGAGTGCGCGAGGATATGTCCCGCAAGCTGACCGCCATCCTCGACAGCAGCTGGTAACCCCTAACCACCTAGGAGCAAACAAGATGGAAGCTGAACGTAAACTGACCAAGGCCCGTATCAGCGTGATGCGGTCTACAATTCCCGGCCTTCGCCTCTGGTCTGGCGTCATGTCGGTGGGCACGATCAAAGTCGTGGACGGCCTGCCTACGGCTATGACCAACGGACGCGACGAGGCGTATGGACGCGAGTTCATCGACAGCCTGCCCCTCAAGCAACTGGCCTTCGTCTGCCTGCACGAGGCGTGCCACAAGGCGCTTCGCCATACGACGGTATACCAGAAGCTGTGGAAGGAGGACCCGCGCCTCACCAACATCGCCTGCGACTACGTCGTGAACGATATCATCGTGAAGGCTGACCCCGACGCCAGTGTCTGCGAGTTCCCCAAGAACCCTGATGGGAGCCTGATGGGTCTGCACGAGCCCAAGTTCTCCGGCTGGAGCGCCAAGCGCATCTTCGACCGCCTCAAGCAGGAGCAAGAAGGAGGCGGCAAGGGTAAGGGACCCCCCGGCGACGGCTTCGACGAGCACGACTGGGAGGGCGCGAGCGAACTGAGCGAAGAGGCCCAAGAGAAGCTGGGGCGTGAGATCGACGTCATCATGCGCCGCAGCCTCGAAGAGGCCAAGAAGCTGGGTCTGGGTAAGGGTGATACGCCTCTGGCCGTCACCGACCTGCTACGCCCGCAGGTGGATTGGCGCGCTGCTCTCCGCGAGTTCGTCCAAGAAGTCTGTGCGGGTAACGACGAGTCCTCGTGGCGCAAGCTGAACCGCCGGTTCCTCTCTATGGGCATCGCTCTGCCTACGTCGATCAGTGAAAGCGTGGGCGAGATCGTCATCGGTGCGGACCTGTCCGGGTCCATGTGGGGAGGCAACCCTTCGCCTACCACTATCCTGTTGACCGAGATCGTCAGCCTCACCCAAAGCGTCAAGCCTGACGCGACGCATCTGCTCTACTGGGATACGCGGGTAGAAGCAGCGGAGCGATACGAGCGCCACGAGATCGACGGTCTTCTGGCGTCTACCCGGCCCAAGGGCGGCGGCGGCACCGACCCGCAATGCGTCCCCGACTACCTCAAGGAGCACAAGATCAAGCCGCAGTGCGTCATCATGCTGACGGATGGCCACGTGCCCAACTGGGGTAAGGGCTGGGATGCTCCGGTCCTGTGGATCGTCATCGGCAACAAGTCGGCTGTGCCTGACAACGGTCGCGTCCTGCACATCGACGACATTACGTAAGAAATTACGGGGGAGCCTCCGGGCTCCCCCAAGGAGGCAGATGATGAAACTGGAGAAGGGTAGAGTGTACCGGCTTAAGGGCGGCATTGCGGGCGCGGGCCGGATTTCCGATGAAGGAGGCTGGCTATGGGTCTGTGAGGACCTGAACACACGGTATGGCCTGCGGCAGGGAGACCCTCGTTTCAGGTCCGTCGCTACGGGTAAGGTTATATGGTTGGTGTGGCCGGAAAGATGGTTAGAGGAGGCCGAGGATGAAAATAGGTAGCGTGGTCAAGTTACTCCCTCAGTACAGAGCATCCGCAGAAGAGCACGGTGGCTGGCTATGGGTGTATGAGAGAAAAGAAGGAGCCATCTATTACTTTAGGTCGGTGGGATCAGGAAAAATCGCCACGTCAGACATCCCGGAAAGAACTTTCGAGAACTGGGAGGAAGAGGATGGAGAGGGGTAAGCTCTACCGCGTAACTTCTTACGCATACGCTACGGAGGAGGAAGTCCGAACAGAAGTGAAGCGCGGCGGCTGGCTGTACATGTGGGAGGGGGAAATGACCGACGACGAGCGCGACGAAGACGAGCACACCTTTTACATTTGCCGCTCACTGGCTACAGGCGATACGCAACAGTTTCTTGAAGAAGAACTGGAGGCAGCAGATGGTTAGGCTGGAAGATATGGTCGTGGGCCGGGTGTATCGGGTTTGTGCAAAACGCTTATCCTACTTAACAGCCACTGACGGCTGGCTCTGGATTTGGGAGGGGGAGGACGACGGCGACGTGAATAACTTATGGCCTATCCTTAAATCCATAACCACGGGCTGCGAAGAACATTTTTCCCCCGAGGAACTGGAGGCAGCAGATGCTGAAGAAGGGTGAGATATACAAATTAGGCGAGCCGTTCGCGGAAGCCTTTGGGGAAGAACACGGCTGGCTCTGGATATGCGAGGTAGTATGGTCTCGAAGCCCGGACGCCGCCCATAGCAAGGCTGAAATTATGGTGAACGCATGGGTGCGCGACCGGCCATGGGAGATACACAGTCTGAAATACCAGAGTGCTGGCGGGTTCAGGGGCAAACCGGGAGTGGTGTTCGTGCATCACCGAAGGTTCGGTCTGTTCAGGTCTGTACTAACTGGCCAAGCGTACGAGTTTCCGGACTTCGCGGTTACAGAGGGAGAACCTGATGCGTAAAATCTTACGGGGGATCGGATGCCTAAGTTCGTAGTGGGAGAGGTGTACCGGCTAGACCCGCAAGGAGTTACGAATACTAGCTACTACATGCGAAACGGGCACCTCTGGATGTACAGTTACTACCAAGAAAAGGATGACACCTACTACTTCAAATCCATCGCGACGGGGGAAGTGGACTGGTGGCCTCCGCAATGGATGAAAGGACTTGACTAAGTAAGCTTTTTGTACTACACTATAGAAACTGAGAAGGAGCAATCTCATGACGTACTTCATCACAGACCACATCAAGGGATACCGCAAGTACGCGGACTGGGCCTCGCACGAGGCCAGCGTAAAGCCGATCCGGGGGCGCACCGAGAAGCCGCTCGCCCGTCGCAGGGACTGGCGTATGAGCATCGAACGCGTAGGAGAGGATATCGTCCTGCGCGAGAACTGCCACTGGAAACACGGCCCCCAAGTCGTCTACCAAAAAGACGGCACCCTGAAGCTCGTAATACCCAACGGCAGTACGTACAGCAACAACCAGCGCTTCATCAACGCCACTACCGGTATCAGGGTATATGTGCGCGGAGGCCGCAACTGGTTGGATACGGGCCACGACAGGCCCGTTCTACTGGACTTGACGGAGGGGGTGGTGACGTTCAAGCGCAACCCCGAGGACACCCGATGGGTTCTCGCCAAGGAGGGGAGCACCGGTACGCACTACGCGGTTAACCGCAAGGCGCTCAACGCAGTCAAGAAGCGGGTCAAACCCTACATGACCCAGTTGGAAATCTTCCTGAAACTCAAGTCGGAGCACGTCCAGCTAACGCGACGTGGGTGGGCGCGCGTACCCGAGGAGACCATCACCCTCAGTCTCATCGACGTCGGTGCGTCGCCCGTCCGCCTTCGTAGCGCGGCTTACACCGACCGCGATCTTTGCATACAATGTATGGAAAGCGATGATCCGGCAGACTGGTACACGCTGCACGAACACCTCTTGGCACGCGCCCCTTGGTTTCAGAGCAACTCATACTCTCCCCAAGTCTTCAGGGCGTACAAAACCATTGAAGACGTAATTTCTTACGCTTGGGAACAAGCAAAGCACGCTTACCGGGAAGAAATCTTCGAGGTGAAGCCTAACACCAAGCCGACACACATGGCCGACGTCAACCGCAAGTACTTCAACTAGGAAGGAGCAACTTCATGTATACCCAACCCACTAAGCACCAATACCGACCCCTCGACAACATACCCAATGGCGTTGTGGAGCTCGCTAACGACTACAACCGCAGTCTCGTCTTCGCCGCGCACGACCTACTCGTCCAACTAACCAGCGCGGTGCGCAGGTCACGCCCCCACTGGAAGTACAAAGCCGAGGCTACGGGCAGGGCCTTCGGCGCTGCGTACACAGACAACACGCTCCACTTCTCGCGCCTTCAGGTCTTCGACGGGGACGAGAAGATCGGGGAAATCTGGCTGGACCAGAAGTACGCCAAAGGCGCTGGCGGGCTAGTCCCAACCTACTGCGTTACCAACGTGCGCATCGACCGGGCACTCGCCCGCAAGCGCCACCAAGAGACTACCAAGCTACAGGTTGCTGCCAAGCACATGGTCAAGTCGTTCTACGCCAAGACGGTGGCCGAGAAGGTCAAGGAGGTCGCGCGGCCAGCCAACGCCATGGCGACTACTCTAGTCACGCGCCGGAGGCACGGGCAGACTGGTAGGATACGTGACCTTGCCGAGGCTGCCATGGACTTCGCCATGGCCCATGAGGAAGCTTTTTCCGCCACCCTGACCCAAGAACAGCGGGCGCAATACAGCGAGGTGAAGGCTTTCAAGGCCGATGAAGCGGACATCATCAAGTTCCAGAACTCAAACAGGTATGTCTTCCTCGACCGAGGCGGCGGCAAGTTCATCCGCGTTTTGATGCGGGTCAGCAACGACATTGACTCCAGCGACGAGGTAACGCTGGACCAACTGCCCGACCCCACCAAGCTGTCCCTGTCCATCCTGAAGCTGCAAGACCCTGACCAGAACCGCTTCGTGGCTGGCCACGGCGTCCGCGTCGATGAGACTACGTTCGTAATCGGAGCCTAACCATGAAGGAGAAAACCCGTAAGAGGCGGGGGCCTAGTAAGCGCCCTGCCCGCGTCCATATCGGTATGCGTGTACCCCCACACGTGCTGGATTTCTACGGGGGGAAAGTCTGGCGGATGCGTGACGCTATCGTCGCCTACACCGAAGAGCAGATCGCCAACCAGAACCCCCCTTGTCAAGCAAATCATCCTGTGTCTATCTTCCCAAAGGAGCAAACCAAATGAACGATACCAATCTCAACCCCAAGGGCTTTTCGCCCGGCGACGTAGTGGCCCTCAAGAGCGGGTCGAGCCGCATGACTGTGGTCTCTGTAGACGGCGACACGGCAACGGTCCTGTGGTCCGATTACGCCACCAAGGAAATCCACGACAGGGTGTTCCCTCTCGTCGCCCTCGTCTACGCCACCTGAAGGAGCAAACCAAATGAAACCCCAACGATTTTTCGTAGTCGCTGACGACGGCGGCGATACCCCTGAACTGGTAGGCTGGACCAACAGCATCGAAGCCGCCCGCGAAGCCGCTGAGACCGTAGCGGCTGTGAGATCACACGCTACTATCCTAATCAGTCAGGGTATCTCCAGCGTCCGCGTGGAAACCCAGATCAAGTGGAGCGATCATTGCGCCACCTCACCCGCGTCATTGCCGCAATCCTGTGGCTGACCCTCGTGGCGGCGAGCTTCGCTGCCATGATCCACTTCGCATACAAATAGGAGCGAACATGCAACCCCCTACCCCAGAAGAGAAGAACGAGATCATCGCCCGGTTCAACGGAGGCGAGACCGTGGCCGATATTGCCGCATCCATGGGCCGTACCGGATACAGCGTCACCGGGATTATTGCCTACGCCCGCAAGAAGTACCCGGGGACGGTCGTCAACAAAAACAAGTCCTCCGAACATGGGCCTCGTCTGAACCCCCTCGAAGCGGCTCTTGGCACCATGCACAAGGAGTTCGCGATGCTGGATCGTCAGGCGGCTGATATCGGGGCGAGGATGGCCCAACTTCAGCGCGAGATTTCCGCTGTCGAGCAGATCGTCCGCTAAGGGATACTCTAGTGGGGGCTTCGGCCCCCACTTTTCACAGGAGCAAACACGGTGCCGTTTCCAGCACAGAAGTTCACAGAGGACGAAGACGAGTTCATCCTCGTGGCTACCCGCAACAAGGTAAGCGTAACGCAGGTCGCCCGGGCATTGAACCGGTCCAAGGAGGGGGTGCGTTACAGGCAACACGTTCTGCTCATGCGGTCCGCCACCGACGCTGCGCCTTTCACGCAGGACGAGGACCAGCGGCTACTGGCTGCGCGCAAATCAGGGACCCTATGGCTGGACATCTCTGTGGAGTTCAACCGGTCCCTTTCTATCGTGCAGCGTAGGTACAAGAGGCTGCGCGAGCGGGAGCGCGACGAGGAGAAGCGGCGGAGGTCAGCGGCACCTAAGGAACCCCCCATGCCGAAGATATCCGGGGACCCTATCAACTTCCCGATGCAGACCGAGAACCACGCTACCGCCATCCTAAGTGCGGACCCCCGTGGGTTCGCCGCTTACAGCGACACCGGCAACAAGAAGACGGCACTGGGGATCAAGCTTCCCCTTATCTACCGAGGAGCAAACCAATGACTGAACAAGAACGCATCGACCGGATTAACCAGCTTCGCCAGAGACTGGCCGAGGCTAACAACTACGCTAACCACCACCACGACCTCTACATGCGTGCGTTGGCGAACGTCACCCGCATCCGCGAGCGGATCGAAGACCTACTGGTGGAGGGGCAAGCCGACAACCCCGGCTGGGCTGGGCACCACGCCGTCAAGAAGGAGATGGAGCAATGACTGACCTTGAGCGCGTCCGAGACGCCGCGCCTGAATTGCTGGCGGCTTTGAGGGCCTTGTTTTTGCAGGCGCGAGAGTATGGTGACTTTGAAATGGAATACCCCGACGAATTTATTATGGCGCACCGCGCCATCGCCAAGGCTACCGGGGGGCAAACATGACTGACTGGATCGAACACGACGGCGGACCCCAGCCGGTCGCGGATGATGTGTGGGTGTATGTCGCGGATGTCTTGGAGCTTCCCGACGAGTATTACCACTGCGAGGCCCAAGACGTAGACTGGCCCCATGCGCGAGGCTACCAAATCTTCAACCAGCACCTGATCGACGCCGCTCGCCTAGAGGGCATCCGGCTAGGGCTGGAGGCTGCTGCGAAGGAGGCCCTTAATTTCGTCGACGATCACCGCAGTCCGCCCCTCAATGAAACAATTGCGGAAGAAATCATCGCCCTAGACCCCGCCACCATCGCAAAGGAGACTGCACGATGACCAATGAAGAACTGGACAGGGCGCGAGGCGCTGAAGCCTACCGTCTGTGGGAAAGCGCCGAATCTCGTGTTGGCGAAGAAAACCGCGCCATGATCGCCGCCCGCCTAGCCCGCGAAGGCTGGACCCCGCCGCCGCCGGTTGACCCGGATGTGCTGGCGTTCAGGGAGTGGGCCGGAAGCTTCACCTCCACTAGGCACCTGACCATAAGCGATGCCTTCCTCGCCGGTGCTCGCATGGCCCGAGCGCAAGAACAGGAGCGGGCGAAGGTGCTGGTGGAGGAGTTGGACCACATTTCTAAATACAGCCGCAATTTCGCCAAGACGGCAGCCGCCGCCCTCGCCGCATACAAAGCCGGGAGGGCTGCACGATGAGTGAGCCCACCGACGAGCCCACCGACGAGGCGCTGATCTGGGTGATTGATCAAAAAGCGCCTTTGTATGTTCGGCACTATCGCCCTTTGTCCTACCGAGCCGCGCTGGCCGCATCCGCCGAGCGGATTAAGGAGCTGGAGGCGTTCCTGAAGCGCCTTCGCGAGTGGGACCAGATGAACCCGCCGATGACCGGCGACCACGCGGCTTTTGCGGCGGCCATCGACTGTCTGCTCAAGGAGGCTGACCAGTGAGTGAAGCTAAACTAAGGATGGCGGTTATCGCTTACAACGCTACGCTCTTGAACCAGCCGAAAGAAAGCCGCGACCAGCCCGCTGCTATGCGTGCCGCGCTCGCCCCGTTTCTTGAACGCATCAAGGCGCTTGAAACCGAAAACGCGGAGTTAAAAGGTTGGCGACGCAAGGCCGAAATGATGCTGGCCGTCATGAAGGCAAATGCGATTAACTACACCAACAAATCTAAGGCGCGGCCCCTGACTGGATTTGTTTCCACCTTGACCGCCGAACAGAAAGAAGCGGCGATGTCGTATGAAGGTGACGACTTCCACGGACCCGTCTCCGAGGAGGCTGACCAGTGAAGCTGTCTGACATTCTGTTTGCTGTAGGGTTTGGGGCCTTGGCGCTGGGCACGATTGCGTTTTGGGGGCTTAGCCTTTGGATGTTTTGGCGGGATGCTGCAAGGCATTGGTCTGAGGGCGATCTAGGCTGGACGCTGGGATCGGTCGCCATGCTAGCCCTTGTTGCTTTCTGGCCGCCGATTTTTGTTGCCTTTTTACTTGCAGAGATGGGGTTTTAACCCATGAACCCATCATGGCTGCTCAACGACATCCTCCGCGCCATCTTTGGCCCGCCGAAACCCCGCCGAGAGCCGCTGCAAATGCCCGATGACCGCAACTATGGCGGACCTGAGCGGAGGTTCGATGGCTGGCCTAACACGACATGGAAAGCGCCGTGGCTGTGACAGCCTTTGCCGTTCGCACCATCACCGATGCAGAAGCGGCTGACCGGCTAGGCTATTCCCTCCGCGCCCTTCGGCCTGTGATCGACCGGCACGGTTTATGCTTGCGTCTCGGCCGGCGCAGGCGTCTGACTGAGGCCCATTTCCTCGCCTTGCAGAACGCCCTCGCCTCACCGTGCCGCTCCAGCTCTACCGCCGCCCGACCGGGATCTACCACATACGCGGGGTCGTCCAGGGACGGCGCGTTGATCGAAGCGCTCAAACTCGCGTCCGAGCCGAGGCAGAGGCCATCCGCGCCAACCTCGAAGCCGACCTGTTCCGCCGGGCGATCTATGGTGACGCCTCCGTCGCGACATTCGCAGAAGCAGCCATCGGCTACATGAAGGCAGGCGGTGAGCGCGACCACCTCCCCGCCCTGCTCCATGCCTTCGGGTCCACCCGCTTGGCCGAGATCAACCAGACCACGCTCGACGACTACGCCGCGACCCGAGACGTTGCCGCCTCAACCCTGATCCGCCAAGTCTATACTCCCGCCCTCGCCGTCCTGAACTTCGCCGCGCAGCAGGGGCTCTGCAATCGGCCGGCGATCCGCAAGCCCAAGGTCCGCACCACCCGGACGGACTACCTGACCCCCGACCAGGTGGAGGCCTGGCTTGACCACCTTCCCCCGCACCTGTCCCGCCTCGTCACCTTCCTCGCCGGGACGGGCTGCCGGATCACAGAGGCCCTGACCCTGCAATGGGAGGACGTGAGCCCCGAGGCCGAGCGCGTGGTGTTCTGGAGGACGAAGGGCGACTATCCCCGAGGCGTGGACCTCCCCCGGCGCGTGAGGGATGCCCTGCCCGAACGCGGGGAAGGCGCCGTCTTCCGCAACAGCCGCGGCGAGGCCTGGCACGGATACGACGCCATCAACCTGATGCTGCGGCGCCACCGGGACAGGCACCCGGAACTGGCCCCGGCGCATTGCCACCTGTTCCGCCACACCTGGGCAACGTGGGCCTATGCCTGCACCCGAGACTTGACATTCGTCGCGGCCTCTGGCGGTTGGCGCTCACTCGGGCTTCTGGGGCGTTACACACACGCCGCATCGCCCGATCTGGCCCGCGCCGTCTTAGGTCTGGGCTGGGAGTATTCTGGGAGGGAGATTTATGGGCGGGGAGCCAAACCCCCGCCAAAGCCCCGAAAACCGGGCTTTTCGCCGCCGTAGCTCAGTGGTAGAGCGCATCCTTGGTAAGATTGCGCTCGGCTCGGCAGACTGGCCTAAAACGTCAACAATTCAAATGCGTAACGACAAACACCGGCCCGCAAAATGTGCGGAAAATGCCGGGACGTTCCGTGAACATGGCTCACGGCGTGGGAGATACGTGGGAGGTGTTAGGCGGCTGATTTGCCAACTTCCCACTTGCCCCGCCGCCAGGTCAGATACTCGGCCATCTCCTCTAGATTGAAGAACGGCTTGATGTATCGCGTCGGGTCGTCGGCGTGGTCCGGGTTGATGACGGCGCCCATGCTGCGAGCCCAATTCGTATCCTGAAAGCCCTTCTCGGCAGCGTAGTGGTCGAAGTCTTTGTAGGTCCCGAGGCGGAAGCCGTGGCACAGCCGGCGCGGGTCGTTGTGGAAGACGGGAATGTAGCCCGACGAGTGCCGATGCCCGCACATGAGGATATGATCCCGGAAGCCAAATAAGGTCTCCCGGACGAGCGCGTGGGCGGGATTGAACTGGCTCCCCCCCGGAAAATCGTGGCGAACGTGCATCAGCACCTCGGCACCGGACGGCAGGGCAAGGCGCAACCGGGATGAGCCCATTTCCCGGATACCGGGCAGCTTCATCAGCCGGTGGATGACCTCGGCCGGATCGCCCTTCTCCGTGTTCCAGAGGTCGTGATTGCCCTCTTTATCCAGCAACCAGGGCAGAGCCGTCATGAGCCATTCGATCAGCTTCAGAGCCTGCTTCGAGGTCACTTCCTGATCGGCATACAGCCGCATGAGGCGACCGACCCAGTTGTTTGTGCTGTCCCCGATGTTCACCGCCATGATGCCGGGCGTGTCGCGGCAGATGCGAACGTCCCGCTCGAGGTCGCCCCAGGCGCAGCCGGGGTCGTCAATGTGCGGATCCCCGAAGCCTGCAATGGCAATCGGGCCGTCCATGTGAACCCGCACCTGTCGCAGCTTGGCGGCCTGGTGGTGTTCGCTGCGCTTGCGGTGTTGCTCGGCCAGCTTGGCGATGAGGTCCGCCGCTTCCGGCTCGCCGTCGTCTGGCAGGCTGTCAACCGTGAAGATGGGCCGTGACTTGGCGGGGCGATACGCCTCTTGCCGGGGCTCGATGCCGTAGACCTCTTTGATCCGCTTAAGCCGGGAGCGGATGGTCATGGCGGGGACCACCTCCCGCTCGGCGTAGACGTGGACGGCGCCGGGGTTGACGTGGTCGCCGGGGACGCCGGGATAGGGGTGTCCCTCGCCCATCACTTCTTCGATGGCGGAGATCAGGTCGTCGGCGGCTTCGCGTGTTATGGAAGGCGGGGCCATGTGGCCTCCTGCTGTTGTTTCAGGGGGTCTTCCGGCAGGGCTCCAAAGCGGCCTCTAGGGCCTTGAGACGGGCATCGCGAAGGGGCCAGCCAGCCGCCAGCAGCCGGGTAAACTCGGCTTGGTCGGGGGCTTGGCGCAGGGCCTCGCGGGTGTCGGGATAGGTCGGGGGCTTCGGGAAGTCGGCCGAGACGCACGGCACCGGGACCGGCACCTTGATCTCAATCGGCGGGGCCGAGGTCGTGGCGCAGCCGGCCAGCAGCAGGCAGGGCAGAAGCAACAGCCTCATGGCACCACCTCACCGAACTGGCGCCTTACGTCCTCAGCCCGCTCGCAAGCAGTCTTGCCCTTCAGCTTTGCAGACAGCAGGGCATCGGCCTGTTTCCGGGCGGATGCCGCTACAGCTCGCGCCTCGGATGCCGCCTTGTCGGCCTTGGCCAGCTTCTGCTCGGATGCAGCCACCAGAGCATCCACCGCAGCCTTCTGGCGGGTCAGGGCGGCCTCGCAAGTGTCGGCGCGTGCCTTCTGTCCCGCGAGGGCGGAACGGGCCTCAGTGGCGCTCTTTTGGGCTTCTGTGAGCGCGTCCTTAAGGCGACCGACGCGCACAGTCTGGACAACGGAAAGGGCCAGCAGGAGGGCCATGCCCCCGGCCAGCCAGACGCGGGGGGACAACCACCACATTCAGGCCTCGTTGGTGCTGATGTTCTTGGGATCTGGAAAGCCGACGACGCGAATGGTCTTCACCGGCAAAGCGGCCTGCGGAGGCCAGCGCACGGCAATGCACCTGTGCTTGGCGATCCAGGCATAGTTGACCGCATCGCCCTGGTTGCCACCGAGGACGCGATAAGCCGCAGCCGTCTCCCCGGCATAGAACCCGACATGGCCCCCGCCGGGGCGCTCGAACACCAGAACCGCGCCAAGGGTCGGTTCGACCGGCAGGCCCCATGTGGCCCAGGCCTTTGCGCGAACGGAGATGTCGGGCGGGGTCTGGCCGGCTGCGGTCATGCAATAGGCGACGAACAGGCCGCACCACGGCACCGCGTCGTCGGTGTAGGCTATGCCCAGCTTGCGCCCGACCTTGCCCGCCCACGTCAGGATCGTGGGGTTTGACTTCGGGCCCGGCAGTTCCTTCACGCCGATCTGCGCCTTGGCCACACCGTGCCAGAGGGGGGTGTCACTCATGGGGCGGTTCCTTCGGCGGTTCGGTTGGATTGGTGCCCCAGACCATCGCCATCACGCCGCCGCCGAGCCCGCCGTACATCAGGCCCAGGGCGGCAAAGTCGAGGGGTTGGCCGTTGATCAGGGCGGCAATGGGCAGGCCCAGCCCGCTCACCAGCATCGGCAGGGAGTAGATGCGGCCAATGGCCCAGGTCTTGCCGTCCAGCCCGGTGAACAGGTCGCGGATGAGCTTCATCATTTCAGGAGCTCACCGAGGCGCTCGCCCAGCAGCCACCACAGGACGCCGCCCAGAACCGTTGCCGCCGCGATTGCCCCCGTCGCGGTCTTCACCCACCCGTCCCAAGTGGCGAACCGGCGCTGCACGTCGCGCTCCAGACGCATCAGCCGGCCAACAATCCCGGTGCCGACCGGGACGCCGTACTCGTCCTGGCTCTCTGTCCCAATGGACCGGGCCAAGGACTCCAGCAGGCCCTTGATCTCGGCCGAGGCCTGCACGGCCTGGTCGGCTTTGAGGCTTGACGCCTCGATCAGCTGATAGATCTCGTCGTGGGTCTTGCCCTCGGGCTGGTTCACGACACGCGCACGCCGACGCGGCGGGGTTTCCGGCATGGCGGGCTCCGTGGTAAGGTGGGGGATGGATGAGAACGAGCCCGAGGTGGTCCACCTCGAATGGGAGCGGGTTCAGGACCCGACGCGCGAGCCGCCGCCGGAGATGGTCGTTGCCGAGCCGGAACCGCCAAAGCGGCACGGTCTGCCGAGGTGGAATGACCCTAATCCGTTGCGGTCGGGCAACGACACCGCGACGGCAATAGTCGCCGGGATTGGCGCTATCGTCTGGTTTTTGGCGATGCGATGGGCGGGGCTACTCGGGAATTGAACGGGTTGGGCGCCCGCAGTCCGGGGAAGATGGGCGGGGGCATGTTGATCGGGTTGGCCTGAAGGTAATCGGCCAACGCCTGCGGGCTCATCAGGTAGTTTTGGCCGATGGCGTCCCGCGCCGCAGCTTGGCCGGGCTGGGTCGCAGCCGAATAGGCGCGGTTAATAAGCGCCTCGCCGCCAGCCTTCACGCTCTGGACGGGGTTCATCACCATGCGGCCCAGGTTAAGCGGTCCACCGCCCACGCTTTGCGCCAGTTCCTCACCGCCGGCCACCATGTCCGCCGTGATCGATCCCGCCGCCGGGCCGTAACGGTTTTCAAAAGCCGCCTTCTGCGCTTCGCGCTCCAAGGTTGAGATCAGGGACTGTGCATCCCGATCCCCGAAGACCAAGCGCATCTTCTCTTTCACTCGCTCCGCCTTGAACATGCGCGGATCCAGCTTTCCGTTTTGGGCGCTGTCGAACATCTGATTGGCAATGCCCGCCTTGAACGCAGCTTTCTCCGAACCGCTCAGGGCGCCGATATTCTTGGCGAACTGCTGCTCCGTCACGTTCGGATTTAGGAACTGCTTCTGACTGCGATAGAAGGCATCTTGAGCGCCGAGATAGTCACTCGACACATTCAGCGCCTGCCCATAAGTCGGGCTCGCGGAGATCAGTTCCGAGCGCAGATCCTTGAGGGTGTTCTGAACCGCTCGCACTTCATTGGTGTTGGGCAGGCGTCCGGTCGTGGCGTCTCGATAGCCATCCAGCACCTCGTCCAGGCCGCGCTTCACGTAGTCCCAGGTCTTCGCGGTTGGCAGGCTTGTGAAGACGGGCTCGCCCACAGGCTCAGGGCGCAGGCCGTAATCTGACTCCATGGGGACATCTTCGCCCGTGTAGCCGTAGTAAGCCGCCTCGTCCGCCGCATTACGCGCCGCAAACCGATCCGCAGCGCCCTGATCGGCCGCCCTGGCGTATGTCGGCTGGCCGCGCAATTCGCGCGACACAGCGTCGAGCAGATCATTGATTTCGGGCCGGTCCTGCCGGCCGGGGAAATAGCCAGCCTGCCACGCCTTCAATGCCGCATCGTCGGCGCTCATCTTGCCGATAACAGGCCGCTGATACGCCTTGCCCTTGTGCCACGAGCCGGCATCCATCGCCGCCAGGTCGCCGCCAACGTCATTGATGCCGCCATTGTCAGCCAGGAACTTGACCAGAGACGGGCCTTGACTTGGCGCACGAGACGGGCCGCGAACTGCCTTTTGCACGGCCGTTTGCGCCCCACCAAAGTCCGCCGGATTGGTGACCGCCCATTGGTCCATGTTGTCCATATTGACCAAGCCGAGCGCTTCAGGGTTCTCCCCTTCTTCCGCCGCAAGCCTGTAGGCCTTGTTCATGGCCCGCTTGAGGCTAGGCCTTCCCATCAGGCCATTGAGGACGGGGCTGTCAAACGGCCCGGCCTGGTAAGCGGCATCGTAAAGCGGGGCGGCCTCTGCCCGGCCCTTTGCCACGACGGACTGAATAGCGCCCATGGCGTCATCCGGCGCAACCCCGGTTGCCCGCGCAAACTCTTCCTTCAGCAGATCCGGCCGGCCGGCGCGGCGCTCTGCAATCTTGGCAGCCAGTTGGTCGCCGGTCTGCCCTTCCATGCGAGCGAGAGCGCCAAGCTGGCGCTGTCCGGTGCGGCCGAGAGCCTCCGCCGCCGTGATGCTGTCCGGGGCATTTCGCAGATCATCCAGCGACATGCCCGAGGTCTGAAGGTTCCGGGAGATGTGGCGCAGGGCAATCTGCTCCGGCGTTGACAGGCCCGCGCCCTCCACCATCGGCCCACCGCGCCGCATGAGGCTTTGGACGGCAGGAGCAACGCGCTGCACGGCGTTGCCGCCTATTGCCGCCGCGTAGGGCAGAACCGCACCGAGCGCGGCACCCGTGACTGCGCCCGTTGCGGCGCCGCTCATGCGGTTGCCGTCTTCCGCCATGCCAAAACCCGACAGGGCGCCTTGAGCGCCACCAGCCCCAGCAGTCCGCAACGCCGCGCCGCCGAGGGTCGCAGCCGTGCCGCCCGCACCAATGGGCAGCACCGCACTCATAATCCCGCCGGTAACATCCGCCCCCAAGGCGGCCTTGGGGTTGGTGCGGGCAAACTCGTCCCGGCTGGTCCGCTGCTTCTGTTGAGCGGCATTGAACGCCTGCCGGGGGCTCTGGCCGCGAACCGCAGCTGCAACAGCCGGAACCGCCGAGACGAGTTCATCCGAAAAGCCGAAGGTAGGGGCCTGCACCGCTCGCTGCACGAAGCCCTGCGTCTGTTGGGGAAACGCCGCCTGCACAGCCTTGCCCACCACGCCAAGCGGGCCGGGGAGCATAGAGGGGAGCATCTCGCCCGCTGTTTTCCAGTAGCGATCGACAAAGCCGCCGTCGCCCTTTTGTGCCGGGGCCTTGCTGCGCCGGTCTCGCTCTGCGCGGGCGCGGAACTCAAACTCTTCCTGCTCGCTATTGGCCATTGGCTTTTTTCCACTCCTGATAGCGCCGCTCTTTGGCGGGGTCAGAATATGAGCCTGCGGTCGAACCCCCGGCTTTGCCGCCCGGCGGGGGGGCTATCGGGGGAGCCTTCTTCTGGCCGCCTGCAATGTCAGGGCGAGGAAGGTTCTGCTGCGACCACTTGGCCCACCAAGCATCATAAGACAGGCCTTGAGCGTTCCGAGCCGAGGGAGACCCCAGACGGTTTGTCCAAGCGTTCAGGCCCGCCTCATATTCCTGCGACCGGGTTGCGGACCACCGCATGAGGTCCACGATCCGTCCGTTTTCCTTGCCCCAGTTGGTCGAGGAGACTTGCTGCGACCGGAGGAAGGCAATGTCCTTGTCAGACATCGGCCCTTTCAGCTTGTCGAGGTCGCCAAACACGCCCGCCTGGCCGAGACGATCCAGCGATTGCAAGTCGGCGCTGAAAGGCTTGGCAATCATGGCACCGGGGCCGGTTCCGGTTTTCCGCAGAAGCTGCTGCACCTGGTCCGCGTTGGCATTGATTGTGCCCGACTGTCCCGCCGCCGAGGTCGCGGCTTCCAGCTTGCTTAGGTCAGCCTTTGCGCGAGCGGTCGCCATAGCGTCGGCGTATTTCTGAGAGCCTTGAGCCGCCGCAAACGGGTTCTGAGCCGCGCTTTCAGGCACCCACTTTCCGCTGCGATAGATCAGCACCGGCGCGTTAGGGTCGCTCGGGTTTTCGGCCCGCTGGCCCTCGTAATAGATGGGTTTAGCCATTTCTTACCTCACCACATAGCCGGCCGGCAGGCCGGAGCTTCCACCAGAGGCACCGCCACGCGGCGCGGCGGGCGCAAAGGTCTTTGGCGCCACATAACCGGGCTTTTGCTGGCCGGGCCAAAACACCGAACTGCCCTGAGGAACCACAAGCGGGTTCTCGGGCTTCGGCGGCGTCCTTGGCCCCTGGGCGATCATGTTGCCCTCGTCGTCGAAAAGGAAGTCATCCGGCCCCAGCTTGGTGGTGTTCCGCTTCGGGCTCATGAAGTCGCGCAGGGAGGTGATGCCGTCGAGGGAAACGCCAGCGCCGAGGGCCTTGGCCAAAGCGGCGCGACCTTCCGGACTTTCGAACTGGAACCGGCCCGGCTGCTGCTGTTGCATGGGCAAAGCATCAAAGCGGCCTCGGCCATCGTAATTGGCCTGCCCGATCAACTCGTTGACCTGGGGGGTCATGGTGTCGGGCTGGAATTGCGACATCAGGTCCGCAATCGCCTTCCCCTGCATCGCCATTTTCTCTTCGCGGGCCTGCCGGGCGAGCATGTAGCCGTAAGGGTCGCCGGGGATGAGGCCCGAGGCCGTCCGCATGAGCGCCTGGCCAACGTCGCCGGCGAGGAAGTTGCGGGCCTTTGCGCCCGTCTTGCCGAAAAGAGGCATGTGTGAGGCTCCGACTTAGATGGCTCGCGAGGCGTTGCTGGCGTTCGCGCCGAGGATGGAGGTGTAGGTCCCCCAGGGGTCATACGTCTTCGACGTCCCCGAGCTGCTCCCCGTCGAGGTCGCGCCGCTGAGGAGGTTCAGGGGCAGGCCGCCATACATCTGCGAGATCTGCTGAAGGACCGAGAGCGGAGCGCCCTGTAGCGCCTGCTGGATGGCCCGCTGATCCCCGCCGAGGGCGTTCTGCAGGGCGATGTTGGACCGGTTGTCCGCGCCCATCGTCTGCCCGAGGCCTGCCAGCGCACCGCCTGCCGAAAGCTGCCGGGCAAGGGCGGCGTCCATGGCCTGCGCGTTGAACTGGCCCGCGTCGTTCTGAGCGCCGGCCCCGAACCGTGCGGCCGTGTTGCGAGCATCGGCACCGAACTGCGCGGCCTGGTTCGCCGCATCCGAGTTGGCCAGGCTGGTCCGGTTGAAGGCGTCGGAGCCGAACCGCGCGGCTTGGTTCGCAGCGTCGGTGTTGGCCAGCGTCGCCCGGTTCACGGCATCGGAGGAGAACTGGAGGGCGTTGTTGCGGGCGGCGGTGCTGAACTGGTTGGAGGTGTTGAGGGCGTCCGATCCAAACCGAGCGGCCGCGTTCGCCGCTTCGGCGTCGGTCATCAGGAACTGGTTTTGCGCCGAGGCCCTGAGTGCCGCCGCCTGGTTCGCCGCATCGGCGTTGGACATGCTCACGCGGGTTTGAGCGTCGGCATTGAACCGCGAGGCGTCGTTGCGGAAGCCCGCGTCCTGCGCCGACAGGCCCGCGCCGCGCGTGAAGCCCTGATCGCGGAGGCCTGCCGACAGGGAGCCGCGACCGCGTGCGAGTTCGCCTTCCGTCATCGACCGGCCGATCTGCGCTCCCGAGCCGCCGAAGGCCCCGCTGCGGGCCTCGTCAAGCGCCTGGTTCGCCCGCGTCTGGCCCGCGCCATAGTCGTAGTCGGCCAAGGCTGCATCGACCACTTGCCCGGTGTAGGGGCTCATATACTTGTCGAGGCCGTCCAGCAGGGACGAGGCGCTGTAGGTCGAGGCGCTGGCCGAGGTCGGATCGTAGCCAACCGCGTCGCCGACCTTGCGGGCCTCGTAGCCCTGCCCGGTGTATCCCTGCGCGTCATAGCCCTGCGAGGTGGCGTTCTGGGCATCATACCCGCGCGAGGTCGCGTTCGTGGCGCCGTAGCCCGAAGCGTCGTAGCCTTGGGCGCCGTAGGTGTTCGGCCCCGCCCTGGCCACGTTGCCGAAGAGGTCAGACGCCTGCCCATACAGGGGCGACAGGCTGAGATTGCCCGCGTCCTGATAGGACTTGTTCTGAAGCGCTGTAGGCCCGGCCACGAAGTCGAGGGGATTGCGGCCCATGAGGCTCTGAAGGCTCCCGCCGACGCCCGCCAGACCCTCCGTCACCCACGTGGGGTTGGTCGGCGTCCGGGTCTCGGTGGACTGGCTCGACGACTTCTGTTTCTTGCTCATGTCAGCGCCTTCCAGAGTTCCCCGTTTCGGGGCTCAAAACCGTGTGCGCGGAGGGACCGTTTCCAGCCCTTCCGACCGTTGACCGTGGCCCATTGAGCGCCCTGCGCCCGTCCCCAGGCTGACATCCCGGCAATCATCGCCAGCATCTCGGACCCATCCCCGCCGCCCAGCCAGACATGCATTCGGGCCGGGTCGGTGATCAGTGTGGTGACAAACGCCGCCCGCTCACCCGGCCAGAGCGTCGCCCGCCCAGCCAGCAGCTCGGCAATCACTTCCGCCTCCGTTGCATCCACCATCGCCGGCAGCAGCCAGCGGCGAACGCGCACCCACTGTTCGATCAACGCAGGCCCGCCGGCACCACATCGACGGTCGGATTGCCCAGCCGGGCGAAGGTCGGGCTTGCCGATCCCGAGAACCGCAGCTTGGCCAGCCGTCCCGAGGCCCTCACGTCGGACTTCTCCGTGCCCACGCTCATGGTCTGGCCCGAGGTCGTGGTCTCCGTCCCCTGCGGCGTGAACCGGGTGATGACCGAAACGTCAATGGCACCCACCTGAGACTTGAAGTCCGGCCAGATGGCGCGGACTTGCATGGTGACGTTGGGGTCGAGGTAGTTGTCGGCCGTCTCGATGAACCAAGACAAGGCCCCACCGTTGGCCGTGCGGCCCTTCTCATGCCAGTAGAGCCCTCCCGAGGTATCAACCGCCATCGGGAAGCTGTTGGGGCTTGGCGGGGCGTCTGAGTAGGCCGTGCGGGCCATGATGCCGCGATACCAGGCGTTGTCCGGGCTCTCGAGCAGGGCGGGGATATAGGCCGCCAGATAGCGCGAGTTCTCCACCCCGTCCCGAGCGTCGGGATAGTCAATGCGGATCTCGTCGAAGAAGGCCGTTGAGCCTACCGTGATCTTGTCGGTCTGCGCCGGGGCCATGTTGTCGGCAAAGGCCGAGCGGATCGGGCATGGAACGATCTGCGCTTGGCCCCCAAGGGTGTAGGCATAGAACTGAAGGTTCGGACCCACCCAGAACGCCCGTTGACCCACGACGGTAAAAGCGTTCGGCCCGATGATGCCGCATTCCTCGCCCACCAGGTCAAAGCGCCACGGCTGGACGAGGGAGCCGATGAAGGTGCCGACGTAGAGCCCGCCGGTTGTCCACACGAGCAGGTTCTGCCCCATCACGGCGCCGCAGACGATGCGTCCCCCACCGGGCAGGCGATACTCCCGCGCCGTGGTCGAAGCGGCCGTGTTCCACTCAGCGTTGTTGCCGACGGACGAATGCCGGATCACCAGCGGGTCGAAGGTGTAGGGCGCCGCTTCTTGATTGCAGCCGAGGGCGAACACCTGCCGGGTCGGAGAGACCAGGGCGTATGTGACCTGCACCGGGGCATTGGCGACCACCACCGCCCGCGAGGCCGTGTTGTTGGTCCATGTGTAGATCGCCCCATTGCGGGGGTTGGCGATCAGGTTCTGCCCCCATGCGCTCATCGACCACGTGCGGGGGAAGTAATCGACCGTGGAGGGGCTTGAGTAAGTCCCGGTGGACCAAGTGCCGGTGCCGTAGCCAGCGCCGCCAGTGCCGTCCACATTGCCCGCAGGCAGGGGAACTTGCGGCGTGACGATGACGCCCGATCCGCCGCCCGTCGCCCCCGAGGTCGCGTTCGACGTGAAGGTGTAGGTGTAGGAATTGGCGTCCACCACCGTGATCGAGAACGTGCCGTTGGGCGTGATACCTCCGACAGCCGTTGCGCCGGCGAAGATGACGCTGTTGCCGGTCGAGAGCCCATGCGCCGTGTGCGCCACCGTCACCACCGGGGAGCCGTTCGTCACGGTCAGGGGATTGGCAGCCAAGAGCGTCGGCGGGCCAAACGGCGTGATGTCGTAGACCGCACCGCCTTGGTAGACCTGAAGCGCGGAGTGCGAGCCCGAGGCGATGTTCAGGACCGCCGCATTGTCCGTCCAGCCGAACAGCTTGCGGACGACGCCGGTGAGCGCCGTGGTCGTGATGGCTTCCCAGCCGCCCACCACTTCCGCCCGACCGCGCCAGAACCGCACGTTGGAGCCGTCGGCATACCGGCCCGAGGCGGCAAAGGTCGTGTCGTCGTTGTTCAGCCCGGGGGGAAGATCAAAGACGACGCGGGGCATGGGCTAGCTCCAGTCGGAACGGGGCGGATAGGACGGCCGGTCGTATTGGCCGGGGCGCTTGCCCTCGTCCTTCTCGATCGCCTTCTCGCAATGGTCGCGGTCGAGCCAGTCCAGAACCCGGCAGAGGATGCAGGCGAACTTCCGGCCCCGCCGCCGGTCCTTGGCGATGCGGGAGGAGATGGTCTCGTCCTCATGCCCGCCGAACACCACGTTCAGCAGTTGATCCGCCGCCACGAACAGCCGCCGGAAATAGGACAGGATCGGCTTGCCGGGGAGGGTCGCTTCTTCCTGCGGATGCTCGATCATGGACGCACCCCGGAAAGGATCTGCGCCGCCCGGCCTACGCCGAGAAGCCCGCCGAACTCCAGCATCGGCACCCCCACCTGCATGTCAGGATCGGACAGCCGAACAATCGTCGCCGCGTCGAGCATGGCCTGATAGTCGGCAATGGTGGGATAGGCCGTCGCCGCCTGCCGGATGGCGATGCGCTCGGCCTGGGTGAACAGCCGCAGGAAGTCCACCTTGTTCAGTTCATCCACCGGGGCAGGCGGGGGCGGTTCAGGCGTGAAGGGAAAGAACCCCTGCCCGTCGAAGCCGAGTTCGCTCGCCGCCACGCCGAGAGCGGCGGTCAGGTCGGCAAGGCTGGCGTCCGCAAGGCCCACCAGAGCGGCGGGAAGCGGGGCCGGGTCGCCCATGAGCGTGTCGGGAAGGGTCTTGCGTTGGTAGAGGGTCATGCGGTCCTCAGAGCGGATATATGGCTGTGGTCAAAACTGTTGACGTTAGGCTCAGGCTTGACGCGGCATCAGAGCCGAGCGGCTGCGTCGCAGGCGATGCACTTGCAAAAGTGGTGGTCAGGTTTTGGGCCGTTAAGTTTGCCGCCGCGAGTGTGTAAGGCCCCACCTGCCCGCCGGGCAGACCACTCTTGGGAACGCGACCGATGAACACGTCGCCACTGCCTGCGCCTAGCGCCGTAGAGCCAAAAATCGCTAGCGAGTTGATGTCAGCATCTGCGATTGCATAACCGTAATCGTTGCCCGCGCTACCGATGGTCCTTTGCGACTTGAGCGCGCCGCTGGTGTCGTATTCTGCCAAAAGAATGTCGGCACCGCCCGCGCCGGCTTGTGTGGTCGCGCCAAGGCAGAAGACGCTTGAGCCTGACAACACAACACCAAACCAAACGCTGCTATCCGTCCCCAAGCCGCGCGACCACCGCGCCGCGCCGCTTGCATCAATAGCCCAGAGCGCACAGGCACCGCTGCCGCTCGGGTGGCTGCCGACAACATATGTCTCGCCACTAGAAGCTACGGCTATTTTTTGGACTTGATTGGGTGCCGTCCCGCCTGAACGTTGCACGCTCCATTGCAGGGTTCCGGCGCTGTTTAACTTCAGAAGCCCGCCCGGTATGTATGTGAGGACGTAAACGTTTTCCGACGCATCAAGCGTCAAGCCTTCGGCCGGTATTAGGTCCACGTTTCGGGACCATTGAAATACCCCTGCCGGGCTATACTTGACGACTAGGACACTGTTCCCGCCGAAGCCGCCACCTTGCGAACGGGCAAGCACATAGACACTTCCGCTCACTCCAACTGCAATATCTTTTGCCCAGGCAGCTGTTCCCGCTGTGTAAGATCGGCCCCATACAATTTTGCCAGAAGCGTCTATTTTGAATGTTTCGAGCGTTGTTGCTGCGTTGCCTGTTGTGACTAGATAGACATTTCCCGCCCCGTCCGTCGTGACGCCGCCTTCGCCCGGCGAGTTGAAGCCTAAAGTGCCGCCAGTGTCGGCGCCCGCAATTTGCCCTGACCAGTTCCGCTCGCCGTTTGCGCTATACTTGGCAATCAAAAGAGCGCCGCCGCGATCGCCGGTCAGGATCAGATTGCCTTGCGTATCAACCGCGCCACGAAAGGCCCACTCTGCTGAAGTCGTTCCCGACAAGCCGAGCCAGTTGCCCGGTCCCGCTGACTTCTTCCGCCCATCCATCCCCTGCGCCCGCACCTTGTTCCCGCCCATGGCCAGGCTCTGAGAGCCAGCCGGCAGGGTCATGGATTGAGCGAGAAGGCCCGTAGGCCCGAGGGGATTGGTGGGCATCAGTAGCCGAAGCCTTCCGCGCGGAAGACAATGCCGGTGTTGGTCACGCCGATGCCGACGTAGAGGGTATCAGAGGCCCCCAGGATCAGCGGGGCGCTGTCCGAGTAGCCCATGTCCGCTGCGGTCTGGCCCGCCGTCTGAACCACTGAGTAAGCGGGCAGTGTCACCGAGCGGATCAGCCGCTTGGTGGTGCCGCCGTCGTTGGAGACGTAGAGTTGCAGTTCCGTCGCCCCGTTGGTGGCGCGGGCCAGAGCCGTCAGCCTCGTGATCCGCGCCCCGTTGGCCGAGGTCCGGGCCAGTTGCGCCAGCACCGCCGAGCCGCCGCCAGTGGCGCCAGAGGTGGCATTGGAACCGTGCGTGAAGGTGTAGGTGTCTGCGGTCAACACCGTGATGACGTAGGCACCTGAGGGTGTGATGCCGCCGACCGCCGCCGCCCCTGACACCGTGATCTGCATGCCGGTGAACAGGCCGTGATCGGGGTGTGAGACCGTGACCAGCGCCGAAGCGTTCACCGTCGTGAAGGGGTTGGGCGGCAGAAGGTCCTGACGGGCAAGCAGGACCGTGTTGGTCGGCGTGTCCGAATAGGTCGAGTTCGCCGTGGTGGCGACCGCCGTGGCCGTGAAAGGCCGCTGCGGGGTGATGATGGAGTTGGGGGCAATGGCCATGGTTCAGGATCCCTAGAGCGCAGCCGCGAAGGCGATGGCGAGTTTGGTGGCCGTCGCGGTCTTCGCGGCCTGGTCGGAGGCGTAGTCGGTGATGTCGGAGGTCGTCAGGACCGGCAGGCCCCAGGAGGCCGTGGTCCCGTCCGTGATGAGGCTCTTGCCAGCATTGCCGGTCTGGCCGGGGAGAGAGCCCGCCGCCATGGTGAAGGCCACGCCGTCCACATAGCCCTTGGTCGCCGCGTCGGTGTTGGCCGAGGGGGTCCCGACGCCGGTGAGGATCGCCCCGCCGAAAGCCGTGGTGACCGTGGTGCGGTAGTAGTTGATGCCGTCCGGGGAGTAGCAGAAGCCTACGTCACCCGCCGCGAACGAGGCCGTCGCCCCTGCGCCAGTGGTGACGACAACCGCCCCCGAGGACGCATTGCGGACGAAGTAGAGCTTCTTGACGCCCGGCGCCGTAATCGTTCCCCCGGTCCCGCCGGTGATGTTCAGGGCAAGGCAGCGGGCCTGATCGGTCGCGCCGTTGACGCTGGTGAGGGTCAGGGAGCCCGACAGGGCCTGAGTGACCGCACCGGCAAGGGCATCCTCAAGAAGCTGGAAAACGCCGTTGTTGAGCTGGACACCCCAGGTGTTGAGGTTGTCGCCGGGGGCCTGAAGGTTCAGCCGGAACGATGACGTATAGGTGGAGGGCATTAGAGGGCGGCTCCGTTCGCCCGCAGCCAGGTGTAGACCCCGGCAACAGGTGTGCTGATGGCGATAGAGTTCTTGTCAGACACGTGGATCATGCAGGCCTGCCAGTCCGCAGCCGGCGGGAGGTCGGCAAAGAGGACCGTTGCGAGCTGCACCGGCTTGGTCGGCACCGCCTGCTCCCGGATCGCGTCCTGCATGTCCTGCAGGGTCGGCGCGAGCGGGAAGCCGAGGGTTGGACTGATCGGCCTCATTGCGGGGTCCATCCCTCCGGTGTCGTGGTGATCGGGGTCCAGATCTCCGAGGTGTCGGTCTGGGTCGTCCAAATCTCCGCAGTGTCAGGCGCCACGCCCCAGCCGGTAGACTTGGCGTAGGCCACGCCAATGTCCGCGGCCTCGACAATCGCCGCGATGCCAAAGGCTGACTGCCAACCCGTAGCCGTGACGAAGTCCAGGCCCTCGGTGATCGCGGCCGTGCCCGAGACCAGAACCGCGCCAGACGCCGCCAGCGTGTCCGGGGCCTCGGTGACGTTGACCGTGCCAGGAATGACAACGGTGATGACCTCACCCGAGGCCACCAGCGTGTCAGGCGCTTCCGTCCGGGCCAAAGAACCCGAGATCGCCACCCCGCCAGATGCGGAGAGCGTGTCCGGGGCTTCTGTAACCGCCACAGTGCCGGTTGCAGGCCCACCCGAGACCGTTCCGGAGATTGATGCAGTATCCGCCGCCTCAGTGACGCCGGCAGAGCCCGCAACGAGAACCGCACCCGAGATGGAAGCGGTATCCGCCGCCTCGAGGATCGCCGCGTCACCCGTGATGGCGCCGCCCGAGACCGTGCCAGACGCCGAGACGGTGTCGGCCGCTTCGGTAATGCCAGCCGAGCCCTCGACGAGGACCTGGCCGAGCGCGTCGAGGGTGTCGGGGGCCTCCGTGATGGAAGCCGAGCCCGTGATGGTCCCGACTGCACCCTGCGGGCTGAGAAGGGTCAGCAGCATGGAGCGCCCTCCTGGCTAGGCGCTAGGCCGGGGGTTCGTTCCGAAGGATCTTGGCGGCGCGACCGGCGCCGAGGTACCCAGCAGCCTCCAGCGCGGGAAGCCCGTTCAGGATGTCGGGGTCGTCCAGCCGCACGACGCTCGCTTGGCTGAGTTTGTACTGGTAGACGGCCACCGCCGGCACGGTCTTGGCCGCTTCCAGCAGACTTGCAATCTCGACGTCCGTGAACAGGCGCAGGAAGTCGATCTTGTCCAGTTCCGGGGCCGCAGAGGCTGGCGTTGAGATGCGGGCCAGGACGACGGCCACGAAGGCCTCAGCCTCGGCCTGGGTCATGGGCTGATAGCCTGGCGCCTCCGGGTGGTAGTCCTGCCGAATGATCGCCCAGCCATTGTGCAGGATGGCATAAGCCCACCGGGTATCGACCTGATAGACCTCGGGCGTGAACATTAGATCAGAACCATCCGCTGAAGTTGCGCCGAGGTGTTGGAGAGGTAGGTGATGAAGTTGAGCGACTTGCCGTTGGTCGGGTCGTAATACTTATCGAACAGCAGGCGAGCGCCTGCAATGGCCGTGGACTGAGTGATGTTGTTGGTCGTGAGCGGGACCAGTTCGTTTTTCGCCACGTTGAACATGAAGAACCGGCCTGTGGCGTCCTTCTGCCCGTAAATCGTGCCGTTCCAGTCAGCCCACGTTGAGCCGGTCGTGAAAACCTCCGAACCCACGTAGGTAATGCCCGAATACCAAGTGTTCGCCGCGATGTCGTAAACGTCGAGAGTGCTGGCACCCGCAGCCCGGAACGAGTAGATAAAGCGCCCGTTCTGCCTGAGAACGCCACCGGGGCCACCCGCAGAGCCCGCGCCGTTCCACGCAATGTCAGGGACGTTGGCGATCCAGCTACCAGACGTCCCCGCGCCCGCAGCGCCACCGCGAGCCGCGCCGGGGGTGATGGTCGCCCAGGTGTTGCCGCTGATGCTGTATTTGAACAGCGTGGTCGCCGCGCCACCGAGGAACCAGAAGGCGTTGTCGTCAGGCTCGATCACATACCGCGTCGTGGCGTCGAAGGCCGTCGTGACAGCGCCGAAGGTCAGCTGCGAGGTCGTGTTGGCCGTGATGACGGAGGTCTGGCCTGCGCCGGTTCCGGCCACGGCACGGACCTGTTGCCCGATCCACTGAGAGGCCGTCCAGGGTGTGCCCGCGCCCGCCGTGATGGTGGTTGTGGAGCCTGCGGAAGCCACGTCCGACCAGAGCCCGCTGATCTCGTATTCGCTGGTCGCATCAGGTGCCGTGCCCCAAGCCGCGTCAACCGTCAGGATGGTGGCGGTGTTGGAGACGACATAGCGATACTGGCCTGCGCCGGTTCCGCTGATGATGGCTACCATGCGCCGGGCAAAGCAGTTTACTTCCCAAGAGCGCGTGGAGTCGGTCAGGGTCGAGGCCGCGCCCGCCGAGGCCGTCCCGAGTTCGACCACGGTTTCCTTCGCCGGGGTGCCAATCAGGCAACCCTCGTTGGCCGTAATGGCCGGGCCGGAAGCGACCGAGCGCGAGGTCCAGGCGTTCGTGGCGTAGTCGTAGTAGTTGAAGCCGCTGGTCGCGCCGGGGACGTAAAGCCAGAAGCGGCCCGTGAGCAGTTGGATGACGCTGGTATTGTCGAAGGCGACAGCATAGGTGTCCACCGTGGTGAACACGGCATTGGCCCCGAAGCCGTTGGCGCGGATGAAGCCTTCAAGGCCCCGGTTGGTCCCCGCCGTCACGCGGAAGCGGTAGCCGCCCACGTTGCGGACCATCGTCAAGGTGGAGGTGAAGCTGCTGGTCGTCCCCGCCGATGCGGTGAAGGACGGGCCGACCGGATGCACAAAGCCCGCAGCGCCCGCACCGTAAGTGCCCGCCGAGCCCGAGTTCGGCAGTTGCGCGAAGGCTTCTTCCTGCTTGTTATACCAGTAGATCGACGACACGCCCGTCACGTAATAGGCTTGACGGCCAACGTCGGTGGGAAGGTCGGGAACAAGCCCCTGCGTCTGCCCGAGGTTCAGGTTGTCGCCTACCAAGATCGTGCCCGCAGCCGACGTCACGGGGGCCGGGGTAAAGACAGGCTCCCAAATCTTGCGGTGAACTTTTTTGCGGAGATTGAGTGTCAGCGACATGTGTCAGACCTGAATGTTGGCATAGATGTGCTGCGGCAGGGACGCCGGGTGATATTGCTGCGACTGCGCCACAACCAAATGATTGCTGGTCGAAAAGGTCGGGGAGGAACCGCCACCAGTCGTTTGCGGCGAGCCACCGGCAATCTGGTTGATGTTAATTGCCGAGTTATTTGGAATGGTAACTTGGAAGTCCGCAGCCGTAGCGTTCCGAACCGTGAGCGACGGCGCACCCGCCGCCGAACCCATCTGCCAGACCGAACGCAGGATCGTGTTGAGGGTGTTCAGCAACTCTTGCGTATAGGCGTTTTCTTCCACCACCGACCGGACCAGAAGGGCGAGTTCGTTGCCGACCGGATCGGCTGTCGCGCCTTGGGCGTCGCCCTGGTTTACACCGTCGCTGCCAAGCGTGAACTTGATGCGCTGGTGAAGGGCGCCGCCAATGTCGTCCGCCGCAATGGACGCGCCGGCACCGGGTGTGTAGCCGACGTTATCAGCCATTAGCCGTTGCCTTCGGTCACGGTGAAGGCCGTCACGCTCACCGTCTGGCCAGTGGCGATGCTGGTGTTGTTGAGGTTCAGGTCAGCGCCCGAGGTGGACACATCGCCGTCCATGATCGCCGTGGTGCCGTTGGACTGGAACAGGCGGAACCAGGACGCCGTGCCCGTCGCCACCGCCGTGCCGTTGCTGATCGCACTGGCCGTCAGGATGCCGCCAGACGCCGCCGCCGCGAAGGCCGAGGCGTTGGTGGTCAGCGCCACCAGCAGGGTCTGGGAGGTGATCGCCGTGCCAACGTTGGCCGGCCGCGTCCCGTTGTAGATCCGCAGAAGGCCCGACGTGCCGACCCGAGCGGTGAGCTCGTCCAGCATGTCATTGCGGGTCGTGGTGTCGTACTTGATGGCCATGTGGGTGCCTCAGAAGTCGGAGTAAATGCTGTAACGGCGCTGTAGGCCGCGCTGGGGGAACTCGGTGCGAAGGACGCCGACGACGGGCTTGTCAGCCACGCGGATGGCCTCAATGGCCTCGTCGAACAGGGCCTTGAACGTCACCAGGGCCTCGTTGTCCCGCAGGAAGGGGCCGGCAGCCATCAAGGCGCCGTAGAGGTAGACGTCAGGGGCGGAGGACAGGAGCCAGTTGGTCGGAGCCGCGTCCGACAGGGCGGGAACCTTCCGCACATAGGCCAGGGAGCCCACATACATCTGCTCCGGCGCGGGCCAGAGTTGGAACTGGTCGCCAATGATGGTGACGAACCGCGGCGTGTTGCTGACGCTGTTTTCGGCCAGCGCCGCGCTGATCTGCTCCGGTGTCGCGAGCATCAACTCGAAGGCGCTGCCGCCCACGTCGGTGATGCGGAAGGACTTGAACTCGAGGAAGTCGCCAGGCAGGGCGAAGAAAGCGGTATCGACGTTGGCCGTCGCGATGACCTGCTGCTCACGAGCGCGGAGGTCACGGTTGATGCGGGTCTCAGCCAGCGCGATGAAGTCGGGAACCTGGGCGGTGAGGTCCGAACGGTTGAGCCAGCTAGCGATCGCCGTCTGGAGTTCGGAGTAAGTGCTAATTGCCATGCGGTCCCCCAAAAGAAAGGGGAGAGGCCGTAGCCCCTCCCCTCCTGCCGATCAGCTGGATCAGCTGTTGTGGAGACGCGCAGCCAGTTGGGGCCGAAGCGTCTTGTAGCCGTAGAGGACATCCAGACGAGTGGGGAACTTGTCGTTGTTGATGTCGTACTGGCGCACCACACGCATGGAGATGCCGTCCATGACCTCGCGGGCAGCAAAGTCCACGCCGGAAGGCATGACCAGGTCGGCCGTCGCGAAGGCGAAGGCTTCCTTCTGGTAGACCAGCGAGGTGCCCACAGCCGTGGAGGCCGTGCCGGCGAAGGTGATGGCAGCGGTGGCCGAGGTGGTCGGGATGACCACGTTCTGACGGCCGCCAGCCAGCACGATGGCCGGGGAGAACGACACAGAGCCCGCGCCGCCGGCGTAAGCCGCCGTCACCACGAACTGCTGCGGGGTCGCCGTGTTGGCCTTGGTCTCAGGGTGAACCGCGAACACGTTGCCGATGGTGAACACGTCGCCAACGTTCATCGCGCCGGTGCCGGTGGCCACGGTCATGGTCGAGACCGGGTTCTCCGAGATCGGCAGGACGCCCACGAGGGTGGAGGTCGTGTAGGCCGCCGAGGCAGCGCCACGGGTGTGCTTGCCCCACATGGTGTTCTCGACAAAGTCGAAGCCGGCGGTGCGGCCCATGTAGCCTTCGCGGTACTGCTTGGACAGCCCCGTGGTGTCGTTGAACAGGGCCTTGAGCGCGTCAACGAAGTTGGCGTTGTCGAGGGTGTTCAGGTTCGCCGTCCGGTCGGTGAGCGGGGCGAGGGCGTTCTGCAGGAGCGAGCGCCCCTCCAGGACCTTCGCCAGCGAGATGGCCGAGCCGCCGTTCCAGACGCTTTGGAAGACGTCGCGGTACATGCTCATCGCGTCGGCCTCGATGGAGGCCGCCAGGACGGACATGGCGGGGTTGAGGATGCGCTTGGAGAAGTCATCCAGCGACAGGGTCAGGTCCACCGAGGTGAAGTTCAGGTCAACACCGCGCTGGGTGGCGACCTGAAGCGTCACGGACTGCTCCACAGTGTCCTGAGCGGACAGGGTGGCGCCGTTCCGGACGGTGTACTGGTTCGGCAGGCGGATCTTGAGCTGGTCGCCAATCTTCGCACCGGACTTGGCGAACGAGTCGTCGTAGTCGCGGACGATGGAGCCGACGAAGTTCAGCTTCTGGTGCAGGACGCGGAGGGCTTCGCGCGTCACAGCCGTGGGGGTCAGGATCGTATTGGGCACGATCAGGTTCCTTCTTGGGAAGGCGCGTCATCTCGACGGGCCGTGATGTTGTTGGGGGTCAGCGCCCGCCGGCCTTGGCCAACTGGGCGTTTCGACGGCGCAGCCATTCGTCGCTCGGGAGGCTGTCATCGAGGCCGGGCTTGTACCCGCCTGCCCGCTGGCCAACGGCCTTGGCGGGGGTGACTGCGGCTACCTTCGCGGCGTTCTGCGCCTTGGTCTGGCTGGCCTTTAGCTGCGCCAGTTCCCTCTCGGCCTTGTGCAGACGTGCCAGGACCTTGAAGGTCCGGGTGTCTGGGGTGCCGTCCGGGTTGACGACGCTCTCCCGGAGTTCCTGCGGGGTGATGCCAAACTCTTTGGCAGCGTATCCCGCAAGGTCCTGGACAAGCTGAGGGGACCAGCCCTCGATCTCACGCGACAGAACCTGATCGGCCTGGGCAATCGCGTTGGCGCTGCTGCGCTCGCTGATCTGCCGGGTTTCGGTCTCGGTCTGCGCGATGGCGCCTTCGAGTTCCGCTTTCGCGTCCCTGTATTGCTGCCAGGAGGCCATGGCCGCAGCCGTGGCGTCCGCACCGTACTGCGCCGAATAGTTCGACCAGTCGGTGCTGGAGAACTGCTGGAGCTGCTGCTCCACCGTCCTCAGGTTCACCCGGTGTTCGAGGGTCGCCTGCTCCAGTTCGGCCCGTTGGTTCAGCGCTTGGACGTGTTGCTCAACGTGCCGCCTTTGCTCGGCAAGTTCCTGCGTCTTGCGGGTGTAATCGGCCTGCATCAGCAGACCGGGCTTCAGCGCCTTGGGGATGCGGTATTTTGCACCGTCCCAATCCACTTCCTCGGTGTCGTCCTCCGGTTGGCCGTCTTCGGCTCCATCGGTTTCCGCCTGGTCGGTGTCGCCGTCGCTGTAGGAGTCAGCGTCGACTTCCGGAGCGTCGAGGACAGCATCATCCTCAACGTCGACCGGATTGGTCGCGTCGTTTTCCATTGTGGGTAGGTTCCATCTAAGGGAAGGCGCGTCTCACGACGGGCCGGGGGTCTGTCAGCCGGTGTAGAGGCCGGCGGGCAGTCTGGTTTCGCGGGTCTCCGCGCTGATCCTCTTGGTCTCAGCTTCGTAGGCCGCGATATCGAGTTTCCGGGCTTCAAGGCTCTTGTCAGCCTCTAGCGCCTGGAGGCGTTGTTGGGCCTGCTGCAGGGCAGAGGCGTATTGCTGCATGACTTCCTGGGCTTGGCCCATTTGAGCGTCCGGTGCGCCTTCCTCGGCCCCGCCCATGGCCTTGCGCATCCGGTCGGCAATCTCGTCGGCACCCGGCCAATCGAGGTTCTTGACGAGGAGGTCGCCGATCACCGGCGCCGCGTCGGGATAGGCGCGGATGAGCTCGATCATCTGGTTCGCCGCTTCCTGCCGCAGGGAGGCGAACGAAGGCCCGGCCGAGACGGTGAGGTCATAGCGGCCGGCGGTGAGGTCGTAGATCTTGGTGACCTCGCGCATCTGGCCGGTCTGCGGGTCTTCTTCCTGCTCCTGCACCGGCTGGTTCACCCGCTTCATGTCGGGCTCGCCGTCCTCGCCGACGATGCGAAGCACCTGCGGGACCGAATAGACCTGGGGGATCAGGTCGATCATGATCCGGCCGGCGTGGCGGATGGCGCGGCTCAGGTTGTCCACAAAGTGGAACGTCGCGTTGTCGCTCTCCATCTGCCGGGCGATGATGGCCTTGCCCGAGGTCTCATTCGACCGCGCACCGAGGCTGGCGTCGTAGATGCCCATCACGGACTTGATGTCGTCGGAGGCGTTCAGCGCCTCTTGCAGGGCACCCGCAGGCACACCAGAGAACGGTTGCCGCTGCGGGGCTTCCCCGCCGTCGTATTCCATGAAGGCATGGCTCTGCGTGTTGGCCGTTGCCCACTTGGCCGCGTCGGTCTCAAACGCACCCTTGCGGCCGATGAACGGCGCCTTGGGAGCCAGGGCCACCAGTTCGGTCGAGGTCGTCCGCCAGTAGTTGAACATCCGCTGAGCGTCCTTCGCCCCCCGGATCAGGCTGCGGAAGTGCCGCTTGCCCTTCAGGTTCACCTCGGCACCGTAGACCGGGACGATGGGGATATACTTCCCCGCCCACTCGACGGTTTCCAGCACCTCGGCCCCGCTCATGATGCGTTGACGGACCCGGTGGCTTTCCACCTCGCGCTGTCCCTTGACCTCGATCCCAAGGGCGTCGAACACCTCGCGGGACTTCTCGTAGTCGTCAGCGTCGATGACCATGCCGTCGGACAGGAGCAGGATCGACTTCTTGACCTTGTCGCGGGTCCAGTACTCGGCCACCTGGACAAAGTCGCCGTCCAGCCAAGGGCTCGCCATGTCCTTCCAGGCCTCGCCCTGCCAGTCGGCTTGCTCGGCACCCGGATAGGCCTTGTCGAAAGCCGCTTTCGTCATGCTGTCGGTGACGAAGCAATAGTTCCAGTCCGCGCTGTCCGCGCCGGTGCTGTAGCAATCTGGATACACGCTGAGGGGGTTGGAAACCCGCTCAATCACGATGTCCTGTTGGAAGGTATCGTCCGACGAATAGCGCGTGTTGATCCGGAAATACCCGAAGCCGCCGAACACCGCATGTTCGAGGGCCGTGTCGTAAGCCACTTCCGCGTTCGAGGACTGCTCGATGTTGCGGATGACGCCGTTCAGGATCTCGGCCGTATCAGGGTCCGCCGCGTCGTCCACCGGCAGGACCTTGATCCCCGGCTTGTTGCGCCTGGCGTCGTTGACCACCTGGCGGCCCATGCTCACCAGCTTGTTGACCGTCAGGCAGGGCCGGCCTTCCAGCTCCCGATCCCGACGCACCCGCTCCGGCCACTGGTTTTCCAGCAGGGCAAAGTCAATGTCGTCTTCGAAGGCCTTGCGGTTGTGCTCGTCGTGTTCGGCGCTCTTGTCGAAGGCTTCGAGGGCGTCCTTGACAACGTCGTCGGGCTTGGCAGACTTGGCGTCGTACTCGCTCATGACATCCAGCCTCCCTGCGCCGCGTTCCGTTGCACCCGCCGGTCAGGCTTTGGCGCTTCGTAGGCCACGCACATCAGCCCGAAGGCGTCCGCGGCGTGGCTCGACCAATCGTGCTCCGGCCCGAGGCCAATGCCCCGCGCCTCGTCCCGCTTCTCGTGGTAGTGGCCCAGCGCATCCAAGCCGGCCGCGCACTTGCCCGCATCGAACCAGATGGCCGGGAACAGTCGCCGCGCCGCCTCGACCCGAGCCGATGCCGCACCGCGTCCCTGATTGGGAACCACCTCGACAGCGAACCCGGCTTCCCGCAGGGCGCTCTCGTAGGAGACGCTGAACACCTTGTCCGCTTGCGCCCCATCGTGAGGCAGGACGCACAGGGCCTGATCATATCCCCTGCCCCGCAGCCAGCCCACGTGAGCGGCAAGCGGTTGGCCCTGGGCCTCGTAGTAGTCCAGCACCCGGACCTGAAGCCCGATGAACTGCGCGACCCAGATGGAGCAGGCGTCAGCCTTGGCCCCGGTTCCGCCAATGTCCCAGAACGCCCGGTAGGTCATGAGCGGATCGGGCGCCACATGGCCCACGCGGTTCTCAGACCGGGCTTTCGTCAGGGCCTGGGCGTAGTAGGCCCCGTCCGTGATTGAGGCGTAGTCGCCGTTCCACACGTGGCCGTATTGGTCGGGCGAGTGGTTCAGGTCGAAGGCGCGTTCGGCTTCCAGCTCGGCCGGGAACCAGGGGTTATCGTTCCAGTTGGCATGAACCACCAGCGCGTCGGGCGGGAGGTCCTCCCCGCGCAACAGGCGATCCACCGGGTCCGTCTTCAGCTTCGGGTTCCAACTGAACCACAGTTCCGAGCCGGGCTTGCGGATCGTCGGCCGCAGCAGCCTCAGCGAGGTTGGCGACAGGCTGCGGGCTTCCTCGACCCACGCCACGTCGTAGCCTTCGAGGGACTTGATGCTTTCCGCCGTGTGGTCCTGCATCCCAACAAAGTTGATCTCACCGCCACCAGGCGTCCGGATCACCTTGTCCAGGATCTCGAACCCCGGCACTTCGAACTCAGCGATCTTGTCTTCGATCAGCCGCTTGGCGCTGTCCCTCAGCGACTTCTGGACCTCACGGACGCAGAGGATGCGAAGGCCGGGGGTATTCACGCACCGGAACACAGCCAGGCCGGCGAAGAAGTGCGACTTGCCGCTTCCTCGCCCGCCCCATGCGCCCTTGTATCGGCTGGGTTTCAGCAGCGGTTGAAAAACCCGCGCCGTGGGTATCCTAACCGTTGTCACGAGGCGCAGGGTCTACAATGACATGCTCGACGCGGTTCACCACCTTGGCGTTCACGTCCTGCTCGGTCTTGTCGCGCCACTGATCCGGCGCCCGGTTCTTCAAGCCGAAAATGACTGCGGTCGGATTTCCGTCCTCGCCCCGTGCCACAGCCCGCGCTCGGTCTTCCCACCAAAGCACCGCGCCAGCCTGTCCGACTTTTACGGCCTCCGAAAACTCCGGATGCTTTGTGCGCCAGAGCTCAACGGTCGAGGCGGCTTTGCCAATCGATCCCGCAAACGCGGCGACGCTGTAGCCATCCCGCAGGAAGGCAACCACTTGGTCGCAATAGGCGGGGTCGTAGTCAGTGGGTCGCCCAGCGGGCATGGCCTGCTCCTTCACCAGACCTTGCGGCTTCCTGGCGTCGATGCGGATGGGATCGGCCCGCGACTATCGCTTACGGGTCAGGGTTGCTCGTGTGTGTGGCGATGTCGGGGCCGAAGGTGTGAGGGCCGGGCCTTTCGCGCACCCGACCCTCTCCGGCCGTTGCACCAGTCGCCAGCCGGCTTCCCGCGCGGGGGAGCTGAAATGGAAAAGGCCGAGGTTTCCCCCGGCCCGTCGTCGGCGCAATTCGCGCCTCTAGGTTTGGAGCATGTGTCGCGCCCGGTGATTTGTCAAGCGGGCGGCTTGGCATCCTCGGCAAGGCGATAGCGGATGATCTCCCCTGTGTGCCACTCAAAAACGCCTGCCAGGCCCACCCGGTTCACATAGTTCCGCGAGCGAATCTCCACCCGTGCATCCGCAGGCACCGGGCAGGTGTCGGTTGTGTGTTCAATCCACTCGCTCACGCCGCCTCCCTCGCCCGCTTAGGGGCCTCGTAAACACGTCTCAGGTTCTCCAGCGCCGCCCGCACGATGGCCGGTTGTGCATCCCTGCCCGTCACCCCGGAAACCCGCTCCACGATGCCTCGCCATGCCATCGGCCGGTCTTCTTCGACCGTGGCCACCATCATCGCGATCAGGAGCGCCTCATCCATCGGGCCGACACCGGCGAGGGTCCGTTCCACCTGTCTGCCGGCAACCAGCATCCGGTCGGTCACCAGCTCGGCTGATCCAGACCCGCCGTCCACAAACTCCGTCCGCCCCGTTGCCCCTGACAGGCCGCGCCAGATGGCCCAGGTCTCGGCCAAGCGCATGGCGGCGGCGTGGTGGTTGGGCGTGATGGAGCCCGACCGCAGCAGGACGGTGAAGACGTTGGAGCGCCAGGCCGAAAGGATCTTCCCGTCTGGTCCAAGGTTGACCTCGGCACCCATGCTGGCAAGGCGTTCCACCTCCGCTCGGGTGTTGGCGCGTTCCCGTTCGGTCGCGGCGGGGTCGTGGGGCTTGCGGCGTCGGCTCATTGGGCAATCTCCAAAGCCTTCCGCGCTCGGCTGTAGGCCATCCGCAGGGGGATGGTTCGCCGGTCGCAAATGTCCTTCAACGGGCCGGGCTTGGGGAACCACTCCGACCGGGCGTCAGCCACGTAGTCGGCAATGGCCTCGTTCAGCGCCTGCGCCGGCACACCCTCAAGCGTCTGGATGTAGAAGCCCCAGAACGCCTTGGCCTCGGCCTCGCTTTTCCGGGGGACGCCATACAGGGCCATCAGCGGGGCGAGGGCCTGAACCACGGCGTGACCGCCGCAAGGCTCCATCGCGGCCTCGATCACCGGCCAGGCCTCCCGCAGTTCGGCCACGGCGCCGGGATCTGCAGCGAGGTCGGCCGAGGCGTCAGCCCAGGTTTGCCCGGCGTTCTGCAAGCGCAGCAGAAGCGCCGGCGAAATGCGCTTCGAGAGCGTCGGAGCGTTCGGTTTGACGGAGGTCAGCGCGTTCATGGGCTTTCCGGGGTGGGGTTTTAGGGGCAGGCTCGTCGTCCCAGCGGCCTTGGTTCAGCCAGGTCGTCGGGTGGGGGATAAAGCCCTCGTCCCAGACGCCAGACGCCAAGGCCCTTTGCAGGCCGTCCAGCAGGACGCGGGGCGGTTCAGGACCGCCGATCTTGCGGCAGGCCGTGGCGTATGCCCGTTCCGCTGCCTGCTTTCCGACCTTGTTGGGGTAGGCCTCCCACCACCGGGCAAAGCCAGACGGCTTGCCGGCCGGCCCCTTCACGCGTGGAGTTATATCCAGGCGGGGGGGTGTGGGGTTGGGGGGGTCTGGGGGGGAAGGGGCGAGGGGGGGAGGGGAAGTAACGCCACGCGTTACGTCACTCGTTACGTTATTCGTTACGCCGTCAACCTCAGAGGCCTTGCGGGCGCGGTATCGGGCCTGCCGCTCGGCACTCAACGAACGCGCAGGCCTGCAATCCTCCTCCAGGCTCTCAACGATAGCCAGCAGGGCCTCGCCCGACAGGCCGGCCTCCATGAGCAGACGCAGGGACCTAGCCGACACGCTCACCCCTGCCCTCCCCTGCGCTTCTCATGGGCGCGGATGGCGTGAAGGATGGTGCTGTGGTCCCTGCCGCCGAGCCATGTGCCGATCTGCGAGAGGGAGAAGCGGGGCTCAAAACACGCGGTCTGCGCCTGCCGAACCTTCCACGCCACTTCCTGCCGGGCATGGACGAGCTCGCGCAGGCGCGACGGGCCGGTGATGTCGTCCCCTTTCACGCCACGCAGGGCGGCAACGTCGGCCAGCACGGCGCGGAAGTAGTCCTTGCCGGTGAGGCCGGCATAAGTGGCCACGGTCTTGAGCGGCGCTCCGTAGCCGGGGATTGAGCCTGCCTGATAGGTCAGCATCGGGCCGCAATCCTTTCCACCCGGCGGTCATAGACGCGCTTCGGGGTCTTGAGCGGGATCCACGCCAGCCGGTGATGCGTCGGGCAGTAGCTGGAGCCGGTCTTCACCGCCTCGCCACAGGCCAGCGTGTCGGCCCCCTGCCCGGCCACTGGCCAGGCACAACGGCACGGCGCACGGTCCACCAGCGAAACGGGCTCGATGCCGTTCAGCGGCTGCCAGACCTCGCAGTCGATCACCCGCCAGGCCTTGCGCTCGGCCTCGGGAGAACGGTCCCACCGGCCCTCGCCGATGTTCTCCAGCGCCGTGGCGACGGGGCGCACCGGATTGGAGCGCATCCGCGGCTCACGCTTAGGCCTCGGCTGAACGACGGCGCGGGGCTTGGCAGGCGTGACCGGGAACTCCACCCCGGCCCTCTGTAGCCTGTAGGCCCGGCCGATGGCGGCATTCCGCCCCACGCCAAGGGTGCGGCCAATCTCGGAGAAGGGAGCGCCCTCCTGCCGCAAGCGGATCAATTCAGCGTCCCGCTCCGGGGTCCAGGCCGCGCTCATGCCGCCCACCGCCGGTTGGGGTAGACCAGAGGGCGAGCGATCCCGAACGGGCCGCGCTTGTCGCCGGAGTCGGAGAAGGCGCAGAAGCCACCCAGGGCCATCACGGCGTCGGCATGGCGCTGGCAGGCCTCGCGCTGCTTGGCGCGGTCGGCGCGCATGTCGCGCTCGGTCTCGGTTGTGGACGGCTTCACGGCGACCACGGCGCGGCGCTCGATCTTGGCCGGCTGCGCTCGATGGCCGATCCGGCGCAGGCGCTCCGACACCGCCTTGGCCGAGACGTTGAACTTCAGCGCAATCTGCGCGTTGGTTGAGCCGTTCCAGCGCATCGCCAGAAGGGTCAGGTCGTGTTCTTCCGTCCAGGTCATACTGCGTAAATCCTCAGTTTGAGTGAGCCCGGCTTGGCGGGCGGGAGGTCGGACCACGACAGCCCGATGAAGCGGGCCATCCGGTCGTCTTCGATCACCCCGGCGCGCTGCAGGAGGTCCGAAACGGGCTTTTCGAGGTTGCCAAGATCGCGGCGTCGGAGGTCGGGCGGGCTCGCCTCGATCAAGAGCTGGTAGTGCTTGAGCGGGGCCTGCGCCGGCAGCTGCGCGGCAACCGCCTTCCCGGCTTCCAAGATCCAGTCGCGATACCGCTTGGACAGGATGACCCGGCCATTCACAGCGCGATGTGTGGCGTTCACCGAGGGCGGGTAAGGCAGGGTCAGCCGGATCACCGGGAACCCCGCAGGCACCCATGAACAAACTCGCGGCGCTCGGCCTCGATGTGTCGGATCGATCGATGCTTGGCCCTGGCCTCCGCAATGCGGCGGTCGAACTCGGCCAGCCTGAGGTCGAAGGCCGAGGGCTGCCGGCGCAGGCGGTTGAGGAGGGCGCGGATCATCGGACCGCGTCCAGCGCATCGGCCAGGGCCTCACTCAGGGTAAGAAACGCCTTGGCCTGAAGGTTCGATACCGCCAGCAGGGCGACGGTCGGCAGGAGGACCAGATACAGTCCGAAGATGGCGCACCAACGCGCCGGTTCGATGAGCAACCGCAAGCTGCTTCCTCCGTTCCTGTTGAATGTGACTTTCGAGGCTGCACCCGATCACGGACGACAGGACCGGCAGGGCCACCGCCCAGCCTCCGGCCTTCCAGACCTTGTCGATGGTCGCCGCCGAGGCCGTGGCCTCGATGACGCCCCGCGCCTCGTCGGGGGAAAGGCCCCACTCCCGTTCGACCGCCTTGCGGCGCCCTACAGGCCAGCGGGCCGCGCAGTAGTTGGCCAGCGCATCACGCGACTGGCGGAAGGTCATGGGGGAACTCGCCCCACCGCGCCCGAGGTTTTCCATGTGTGTCACCGTCATTGTTGCACCTCAGGAGGTGACGGTTGGACACTTGGAAACAGGACGCTTACGAAGCCGCCCGGCGCTGTTGGACACACAGCCGGGTGGAGACTGACACAGAGACCCGAAAGGCCCTGGAGCGGGCTGGAACCCGCTTCTTCTGGCGGGCCTGCGGGATGGAGAGAGGACCAAGCGGTCCCCTCCCCCCCGTCAGGCCGACGGGACATACCGGCTACAAATGCACACCCCGCAGGGGACCGGCTTGACCCATAGGGCTGCCCCGCCATTGCGGCGGCGCCCGACCAACCGCCGGGAGAAAGGACCCCCGCGCGGAACTCGCGGACCGTTGATGTGGTCCGGTAATCCATCAGGCTGCCTCGACGCTTTCAGCGGCCATCAGCGCGTCGAGCGTGATGGTCGGAAAGGCTTGGATCAGCTCAGGCCAGGCGTTCCGAGGGATACGCTCCCGGAACTGCCACATGCGGACGGTTTCCGTCCGAACGCGCAACGCTTCGGCTACCGCTCGGGCGCCGCCGTTGTTCTTGATGATGTCGCGATGGGTAGGCATGGCGAAACACTACAGACAGTAGCGTTTGCCTGCAACCTATTTCTTACACCCTGTGACGCAGGACTCGCTACCGTCGGTGACATGCAGGATTGGACCAGCCTCCGCGACCCGCATGAACGTATCAGGTGGGCACGTCTGAATCGGACGCACTTCGTCCGACCCACGGATGCAGCTCGTTCTTTAGGCGTGAAGCCCGGCACCTATCGGACCTGGGAGATTGCCAAGGCGGACGGCGGCCGGGCGCCCATGCTTTCCGAGATGCAGCACCTGGCCCGCAAGTTCAACGTGTCCTGGCGCTGGATGCTGACCGGCGAGGGCGCCCCAGACACCGACACCGACACCGAGATGAACGTCGTGGCCGGCGGCATTGCCGAGCGCCTGTCCCGCGTCGATGCCGTGAAGCGCGAAGACGCCCTGCGCGCCATCAACGGGATCCTCGACGCCTTCTCTGGCGAACCGCCCCTCCAGACCGGGACCTAACCGCCGCGCATATCGCCCCCCGCCCCGCTCCGGCGGGGTTTTTCATGCGCTCAACCCTACAGCGTCAGAAAAAACGCTACAGTCTGTAATTTTCCGCTTGCCGGGTGACGCTACTGGCTGTAGTGTTCCTCCATCGCCAAAGCGCGACGGAGAAGACAGATGACCGCCACCACCACCCTCACCCGCGAAAGCCTTACCGCCGAAGAGCGCAAGACTTTCGACCACAGCGTCAGCTTCTGGCGCCACCGCAATGCTTCTGACATCGCCCTTTACGAGGAACACATGCGGACCCGCCGTTCGGGCGTCTGCATGTCGGGCTTTGACCCCTCGCCGGTCGCGGCCCTTACCGAAGCCGACCTCGAGGCCCAGGGCTTTGCCGACGTGATGAAGCGTCGCCGGCTGACCGTCCGCGAGCCCTTCCAAGTGATCCTGAACATCATCGGGAACCGCATGGCCAGCCGGGATGCCGACTGCGCCGCACTTGCCCGCTCGCTGACCTTCGCCAGCCAGAACCCCAACCACCACCTCGCCGACCTCGCCCCGCGCCTTGACGCCGTGGCCCAGCGTCACCCGGACCTGATCCGCGACATTGCCGACGCAAAGCACTGCATCGACGCGATGGTGATGCTCGTTCCGGAGCCCGCCTGATGCCCACCCTCATCATCACCGCCGCCCCCGATGGCTGGTCGCTCCGCTTCCGCGAGGGCGACGACTTCCACACCGACGAGGTCATTGAGACCTTCGCCACATCTGACGCCGCGTGGGCCGCGCTCAAAGCCGCCCGCCGCGCCGCCTTCCAACTCAGGATGCTCACCAATGTTTGACACCTCCCCCACGATAGCCGCTCTCGCCAAGGCCCTGTCAGCCGCCCAGGGCGAGGTCGAGGGTGCCGTCAAGGGCAAGGCGAACCCCGCCTTCCGGTCCAAGTATGCCGACCTCGCCGCCGTCTGGGATGCCTGCCGGGAAGCCCTCACCAAGCACGGCCTGGCCATCGTCCAGTCCCCCGGCCCCTGCGCCGATGGCCGCATGGAGATGACCACCATGCTCGCCCACGCTTCCGGCGAGTGGATGCGCGGCACCCTGACCATCCCGCTGGCCAAGGTGGACGCCCAGGCCTACGGGTCGGCGACCACCTACGCCCGGCGATATGCCCTTGCGGCCTTTGTCGGTGTGGCGCCGGAAGATGACGACGGCAACGCAGCCGCAGCCGCGGCGCCCAAGCGCGAAGCCCCGGCCCCCACCAATGGCCGCAAGACGCCCGCCCAAGCCAAGCGCGACGGCGACCACGAGCGCATGATTGCCGAGATCGACCGGCTGTCCCGCGACGGCATGGCCGACTGGCTGGCCAACTTCGACCGCTACACCTCAGACCTTCCGCTGGCGTGGCTCGACCCCATGCGCGACCGGCTGCACCTGCGCCGGGATGAACTGTTCGGCAAGGGCCAGGCCGAGCACGACATGGACGCGGCCTTCGCCGATGCGGTGGGGAGGGCGGCATGAGCCGAGCCCTCGTCATCCTCACCCGCGCCACAGACCGGGAGCGCGTGATCTCATGGGCGCGTCAAGCCCCCTGGGGCACTCGAGTGACCTTTCAGGAGGCCAAGCGCACCACGGACCAGAACGCCCGCATGTGGGCCATGCTCACGGACGTTGCCCGGCAGGTGAAGTGGCACGGCCAGAAGCTGACGGCCGACGACTGGAAGCTGATCTTCATGGCCTCGCTGAAGCAGGAAATGCGGATCGTCCCCAATCTCGACGGCACCGGCTTCGTGGCCCTTGGCCGGTCCTCGTCCAGCCTGTCGGTCGGTGAGATGGCCGATCTCATGGACCTGATCGACGCCTTTGCCGCTCGGCAGGGCGTGACGTTTGCCGCGCCGGCACAAGAGCAGGTGGCCGCATGACCTTCCGTGTCGGCGGTCGTGGCCACAGAACCCTCGACGCCCTCGTCGCTGGCCCGCAGGCCCACGCAGACCTCGTGGATCTGATCGCCCGAAGTGATGACCCCCGCGATGAACGGGCCGCGCACTTCCTGATCCTGGCGCTAAAGGACCACGGCTTCACAGCCGAGCGGGATTGCATCACCAGCATCACCGCCAAGGGCCTCGAAGCCCTGGCCGACCTCGACGCGGGGATTGACGTTCCCTCCGTCGCCCCGGTTGGCGGGGTCCGGTTCTTCGGTCGGGAGGCTGCGTGATGCCGTATCACATCGACCAGCCGACCCTGATTTCGTTCTCTGGGGGCCGGACCAGCGGCTACATGCTGCACCAAATCCTCCAGGCGCACGGCGGCGAGTTGCCGCCGGACACCGTGGTGACATTTGCCAACACCGGGCGCGAGCGCGAGGAGACCCTGCGCTTTGTGCAGGACTGCTCCGAGCATTGGAACGTCCCGATCATCTGGCTGGAATGGCAGATGGAGGAGCCGGGCTTCCGGGTCGTGACCTTTGAAACGGCCAGCCGAAACGGCGAGCCCTTCGCCGATCTGATCCGCAAGAAGTCCTACACGCCCAACGCCGTGACCCGGTTCTGCACCTCGGAACTGAAGGTCCGGGTGATGAAGCACTACTGCCAGCGCCGTCTGGGCTGGACCCGGTGGCGCAATGCCGTGGGCCTGCGCCACGACGAAGGGCGCCGGTGCCTCAAGGCCTACGCGCGGAACGCGGCGAACAAGGAACCCTTCACCGCTTGGCTTCCGCTCGACAAGGCCCGCGTCACTCACGCCGACGTTCTGGACTTCTGGAAGACCCGGAACTTTGACCTTGGCATCCGAGGCTACGAGGGCAACTGCGACTTGTGCTTCCTGAAAGCGCGAGGCCGGCTCAAGGCCATCATGGCCGAGCAAGGGCCACAGATCGCGGACTGGTGGATCGAACAGGAGCGGGTGACGAACGGGACGTTCGTCACTGAATACTCTTACGCCACCCTGAAGCGGGAGGTCATGGAGCAGCCATCGCTGTTTGATGACCCGGCGAACGATGACGAGTTCGACGCCGAGTGCGGCCTGGTCTGCGGGGTGGACGAATGACCCGCCTCCTGATCCTCGCCGGTGAACTGGTCCTGACGGGCGCCGTGTTCTCGGCCCTCTGCTGGCTGCTGATCGCGCTCGCTGCGCTGGCGGGTGGCGCATGACCCCCGCCGACAAACGCGCCACCCTCGCCAAGCTGCGGGAAGCCATCGGCCAAATCCGGCCCGAGAAAACCCCGCGCAGGGGCTTTACGCCCTCACAGCGCAGGAAGGTGGCCGAGGACTTCGGAGGGGCCTGTAGCGCCTGCGAAACGGCCCTGACAGGGGCATGGCACATTGACCACGTCATCCCCCTGGCCCTTAGCGGCCGGCATGAGCCGGGGAACTGGGTCCCGATCTGCGTTGACTGCCACAAGGCCAAGACGCGAGGCGACGTGAAGGCCATCGCCAAGACCGAACGCATCATCCGCCGCGAGGTCGAGGGGCCGAAACCGTCCCGCCTCAAATCGCGCGGCTTCACTCAATCCCGCCGCTTTGACGGCACCGTGAGGAGGCTTGACGCATGAGTGCCGACATCATCCACCGCCTAGCCCGCGAACGCGCCATCCAGCGCCTATCGCCCGCTCAGGCCAACGTCCTCACCCGACCCATCCTCGCCGGGGAACTGGATCACACCGATCGCGTTGCCAACATCGTCCAGGATATGGAGGCCGGGTTCGTGCTGGCCGAGTTGACGCTGGAGGAAGCCCGCACCTTTCGCCCGAGCGGTGTTGAGGGCCTGGCCGGGGTCCGTGATCGGGAAACCGCAAAGGAGACTGCACGATGACCAATGAAGAACTGGACGACGCGGTGGCTTTAGAGGCCGTACGCATCTGCGAGGGGGGGAAGCCAATGGGGTTGAGGTTTCGAGAACTGGCCCAAACCGCCGCCCGCCTAGCCCGCGAAGGCTGGACCCCGCCGCCGCCGGTGGACCCGGATGTGTTGGCGGTGCGCGTGGTGCTGGCCGACCAAGCGACAAATCGTATCGCTCGACAGGCCTATTTGAATGGGGCGCATGACGCACAGACCCATTTCCAATCCGCCCTCGCCGCATACAAAGCCGGGAGGGCTGCACGATGAGTGAGCCCACCGACGAGCCCACCGACGAGGCGCTGATCTGGGTGATTGATCAAAAAGCGCCTTTGTAT